ACACGATGTTCTGAACAGCAATAAAGCTGATCCGGTTAAAACCCGGAATTCTTCTTGAGGGATATACCCTTTTGAATAGCTCAGAAAATCGATAACGTGAGATACGACAGCTTAGCTCCCCTAACGGGGATCGTCTGTGACGCTCCTTTCAACCTATGTTAAAAGGAGTTTTATCATGTTAAACATTAAATTGTTTTTCAGGCGGTGTCTTCGTGCTCTTGGTTTTAAAACCGAGGACACGTATCTTGGTTTAGAATGGGAGTTACTTCCATTCCATTTCAAGTGTGACTACTACCTACATGACGCAGATCAGGGGACTCGAAGTAAATGAGTCCGAGATCTTCTAACAAGCCCATTGCGGGCTTAGCCTACATTTGTGAAAATGGAGGAACTAGAGGTTTGGTCTTTGACTAAATCTTTATTACAACCAACCTAGGCGCCTACTGGTGCTCTAATTTTATAGGAGCATCAACAATGCCATCTGAATCAGTCCGAGTAACGAAACGCTTCACATTACGTGAAGTCGAAACATTCCCTGAGTGTATTTCCGGTTTTCCGGATCCAACGTATCAAAATCGATATGAGGATACACTTAAGGTTTGGGCTGACCATGTGCGCAGGCCTCGTCCTGAGGGTTTAGAGAAGATCCTAAATCCCACCGCATTACCGTTGCAGTACACACTCTATCAAAGACAGGGTTTGTACAAGTTCGCAACGGTAGAATCCATCGGGAGTTGCCGTAAAGTTATAGATAACAAATACGGTAACGTTTCTGTTAGAACAACAGATCAGGCAAAGATTACCTTGCCTTACGATGGAGTCCCACGTCACCAAGCTACTGAATGGCCATTGGCCATGCGATTGAAAATAAAAGATCGCAAAGTAAATCTTGGTACCTCACTTGTTGAATATCGTCAAACATCGAAAATGTTCGATGGCTTCGCGCGCGGATTACATACCGCGTGGAAGTCGTATAAACAAGCTCGCCGCCTCGGCCTTACAAAAGGTCGAGAACAGGTGATTGAGAGGAAACGAGGTTCGGGACGACGGGGTATCACACCATGTGATATACCTGCCAGCTATCTGACTGCAACCTACGGTATAGAGCCGCTATTGGGGGACTTAATGGATTCAATCCAGGCCCTCGAGAAACGACTCGAACTACCGGTTTACCAGAGGTTCGCCGTGAGGCGTTCATCCAGTAAGGTTGATCATGCTGGTATAAGTTGGCAAACGTCTGAAAAGGCGGTCTGTTATCTTGAGCTAGTTGGACATTTTGACCCGTTTACTTTGGGCAATGTTCAAGAATTAGCTTGGGAAGTCATACCCTTTTCGTTTGTAGTAGACTGGAGTATTGGAGTCGGCGATTGGTTGTCGGCTCTCGATGCTTTAGATGGCTGGATATTTAAATCTGGCACTGTTACATCGAAAACGCGTGGCGAAGGGGAAAAGAATTCGGACTGGACCGGTGGCACACTCATTGAACCTGCGAAGGTTCTTTGGGAAGGTCACAAACGTTCAGTTTTGAATTCAATTCCTTTTCCGCCACGCCCTACGGTAACTGTTAGTTCTAGTTATCGCAGGTTGGCTAACGCAGTATCGCTGCTTTGGGCAGTAAATGAACGGTGCAGTAATGCACCAATCAGGTAGTGGAATTTTCCATTACCGCCGAAGGTGGTACTTGTACTAACTTTCGGTCCAACCATGTCGCAGGGGACTTTCCCTGATAATACTATACTCTAAAGGAGTACAATAAAATGCCTACAGCAACAGCCATAAGCATCGACGATGGACAGGCTACGCCTGTTTCACACACTTTTTCACCCCAACGGATCACGCCTTCTGAGTCTACGTTTGTAGACAAAAGTTCGCTGACATCCGCAGGCCAAAACCAGTTAATTCTTGGTTTCAGCCCCTCTAGCGCTTCGCGCCAGACGGATCGAATTAAAATTCGATTAAATCTACCAACAGAAACAACGGTAGATGGGATTACTAGTGTGGCATACGTTGCACGTTCTTCTAATGATATAATCTTACCAAGCCAAATGACCCTTGACGAACGCAAGGACGCCGCTGCATTGATTGCAAACGCTATCCAACACGCCATTGTTAAGGGCTACATTGAAGACTTGGACCCAGTTTATTAAACTATGGGTTGGTTATTAAAAATTGAAAAGTATCTTACCTTTGTAAAGTATGTTCGTCAACTCTGGACTACAGTAAAAGAGCGTTATCGCTCGCTGTAGAAATCCAAGAAGGTTGGCTAAATACCGAACTAGGTTTGAATGGGTATTTCTTACCTATCTTTCCAATTAATCATCAGGAGAACTATGCTATGTCAAATGGTTTAACCATTGATAGGACCTCAGATTTTTCGATCGAGGTCAGTTTCACACTACAGCTTTGCCAAATTATTGGCTCACCCAGGGCGCTAACTGTATACCTGTTATTGAAACATCAGGAGTACGACCAGCTTATGGATTTAGAAATAGACCCTAGTTTGTATCAGGACCCCGGCAATTTCGCCGACGATTACCTGGTAACTAAGGTACTAAGTAAATCCAATAATGTCCCATTGGGCGTTGATAAACATGAAGCTGCACTGAAATCGTTTTACGATTCAGAAAAGCGTTGTAAATTGACCAACACTCAGTCTTCAACTGACTTAAGGCAATTTCCCAGGATAGAATCAGTATCGAAATATATTTATAAGATACTGCCAAAACTTAATGGAGACAACCTACAATATATCGTAGATCATTTCCGTTTCGGTCCCGGTGCAACGACAGGTGTGAAGGGTAGCGGTTGTACGCTATCTGATAAATATGATGAAGACATTCATCTCACTCCCGCGCTTATGCCCTTCTTTAGATCCATTTTAGGAGATCGCTGGTGGGAACACCAGAAACAACCTATTGTGGTTGAAGGAAGTAAGTTTACTACCGTACCCAAAAATGCGAAAACTAATCGCGGTATAGCCATTGAACCTACGCTGAATATTTATTGTCAGCTAGGTGTAGGTGCGCTCATCCGTGAACGGCTACGTAGATTTGGGGTTAATCTCAATACCCAAGAAAGGAATCGTTTTCTTGCAAGCATTGCTTACAAGGAAAAGCTAGCAACCATAGATCTTAAGGCTGCTAGTGATACCATATCTTGGCGTGTTGTCATGTCTTTGTTACCACCCGACTGGTTCGAACTATTAACTTTATTTCGTTCGGACTATATTCAAGTCGAGGGGCAACAAGTGGAGCTGGAGAAATTCAGCTCGATGGGCAATGGATTTACATTTGAACTGGAGTCGCTAATTTTTGCTGCTGTGGTTCATACATATGTACCCAAGGCCCTTCATGCCAAGACTGCAATCTTCGGTGACGATATAATCGTTCCGCAAGAGTACGCAGCTATTGTGATTAAGGCACTCGAACATTTAGGATTTGAGGTCAACACAAAGAAGTCGTTCCTGGCTGGAACGTTCTTCGAATCGTGCGGATCGGACTGGTTTCTTTCGAAACCGGTTCGCCCATTCTACCTTCGGAAACCTCAG